GTGGTTCACCTCCCTTTGGTGTGTGACATATTACCTCTAAAAACACGATATATCCAGCAATTTCAGCGGAATATACTACACGAAGATATGCCGTATTTCTCGGCTATAATTGTATCGATCTTAGCGTACTCTTTGGCTGATATCAGCCCCTTGGAACGCATACTCCGGGCGAGTGCCATCGCCATCTGGTAGGCAAACAGACGCTTATCGTAATCACTCATGGTCGGCCTCCTTCCTGCGGAATTTCAAATAGCAGTCACGGGAGCAGAACACCCGATGGCTGTTGCCATAGCTTTCAAACTGCTTCCCGCAATGTCGGCAAGTGAGTGTGTAGTACGCTTTTCGCTGCACTCTTTCGGGATGTACGTTCCACCACGCCATTCGGCAGGCATCGGAGCAGAACATCCTTTTCCGTTTATGCGGTGTCTGCTCAAGCGGAGTCAGGCAGTTTCGGCACAGGGCATTTGAGTCCGGCATCTCTTTGATCTGCACAGGATGTCTGGCGCAAAAGGACTTTACAGTGTTAAGCGGTAGCCCTGTTATAGCGGATATTTTCTTATACCCGTAGCCCTGGTGTTGGAGTTCCACAATTCGTGAGCGTTCCGTGTCTGTCATAGTGATTGATACCTCATTCCTGAGAAATAGCGTTTCTCGCTATACCCAGAGAAAAGGCACTTTTGTCAGGGTAAAATGGGCAAAAAAATAACGCCCTCCACGGAAAAATCCGCAGAGGGCGTGTGATAGGATCGGTTTACTTGTTCGGAATCTTCAGCTTCATGCCGCTGTAGATGACATTGCTTTTCAGCCCGTTCAGGCTGACGATTTCCTTATAGCGGCTGCCGTTGCCGAGATACTTCTTGGCGATTGCCCAGAGGGTGTCACCATGCACCACGGTGTGGATGCGGTAATCCTCGGAGGGTTTCGTGCCTGCCACGGCAAGTGCAGAGGTCTTGACCGGCGACATGATAGCGTACCTGCCGGACTCGTCCTTGTTGATGACCGTGCGGTCGCCGCTGACCTCTACCACATACCAGCGGAGCTTCTTCACCCAGCCGGGGATGGATTTGCCGCCATAGTAGGTGCTGCCTGTGATGGTCACGAGGTCGCCGACCTTGATAGGCCCGGTGGGCTTGACTGGGTCGGCAGGCTTCACCTCACTGCCGAGCGCTGCCGTGACCTTGGATGCCAAATCACCCATACGGGCATACATCCAGTTACCGGGGCAGCTTTTGTTCGCAAACCACCGATGGACGGTCAGAACCATCTCGTCAGACTTCGGAGTGTAGTTCAGCGTCTTGGCCTTATCTCCAAGCCAGAGCAGCTTGGTTTTGCCGTTGCGCTTGCAGATGTCGGTGCAAAGCTCGATGAGTCTCTTGTACACCACATCCTTGAAAGCATAAGGCTCGGAATTGTCGCTGGCGCACTCGATGGTGATGGCTCTCTGGTCGTTAGCTGCGGAGGAGGAGCACCAAGAGCGGTTTTTCTCCTCCACATACATTCCGACCCGCCCGTCGACACCGATGCCGTAGTTGCTGCTTGCCTGCCGTGAGGTCGGCAAAAAGATGTTGCCCAGCGTTTCCACGCTGCACTGACCTACCACGCAGTGCGGCGTGATGCGGTCAATGCTGTGGGTGCGCTGTCCGGAGTGGTTCGGGCTGAGCTTGGTGTAGGACACCAGAGGGCTGTTCGTGTAAGCCATATTATTCGTCCTCCTTTTCAGCACGGTCATGAAGCTGCTCCAGAACGGATTTCAGCTTCTGCGGAATGGGCAGTCCCAGGTATGCGGCGTTCTCCAACAGGGACACACCCTCATTCGATAGGTAGAAGAAAATGACGGCGGTACGCATCACCGAGCCGCTGCCGATGACGCGGGTGTCGAGAATATGCCCGATGCCAACCAGAGCGAAGATGAGCACCTTTTTGAAAATGCCCTTGAAGCCCACGGCGCTGGACAGCTTCTTGTCCACCACGGCGCACATGATGCCGGTGATGTAGTCGATGACTACGAAAGCCAGAAGCGCGTAAAGCAAGCCGTCACATCCTCCCAAGAACCATCCCAGCCAGCCGCCGATTCCGGCGAACACCACCTGAATGGTCGTCCAGAATTCTTTCATGTTGTTTGTCCTCCTTTGAAATTTGAAAATGAGTATGAAAAAAGGCACTCCGCAGAGCGCCTTGATTCCGAAAAATATTCTTTATGTTACTGTGGTCAGCGACACCGTGTGCCACGAAGACCATGTGCCGCCATAGTTTCCCCGAATATACATCCTTGAGCCGTTATAGACGGTGTACCGCTGTTGAATGAAGTAGCTTTCCGGCAGAAAGACCTCCAGCATACCGATTGTGGTGGTCGGAAAGTGCTTTTCCGTGGAAGCGGAATACGCAAAATAGTAGCCGGGAGTCTTCACATTGTTGAGGTCGGTGGTCGAGCCGTCCACTCTGCCCATTTTGCCGTGGACATTGACGCCGTTCATGTGGATGCTGCCGTCCACATCCAGCGTGGCTTGCGGGTTCGGCGTGTTGATGCCGACCTTCTTTTTCCGAAGCGCAATGAGCGGCGTGCCCTGCGGAACAGTAAAATACAGATCCAGACTGCTCAAGGAATAGAGCTTGTCTTGGATCTGTAGATGAAGGTCGTAGGAACTGTTGGCATCCAGATTGCACAGTTCCAAATTGGAGTAGCTGAAAGAAGTTCCGCTTTTTGTCGTGCCGGAATAGATGCTGGTGTAGCTGCCGTAACTGCTCTCACTGGTTTTCTTATACCGATACCGCACATAAACCACGCTGTTCTTCTGCGTCCCGTTTACTGTCACTGCGGAAATAGAACCGCTGAATTTGAGCTGCATTTCCGCTTCGATATCGTTGGTGCGCCGGAGCGTTATCGAGGATATCTTCGGCTTGGTGTACGGAATGACTGTCACCGTCCGTGAAGTTTCGGCGGTGTAGCCGCGGGAGTCCGTGACCGAGAGCGTGACCGTCACACTGCCGGACTTGGCGATCTTTCCGACTGTGATAGCAGACCCAGTTGAATTGGATGCGGATAAACCGTTGCAGGAAGCGGTATAGTTGGAAATGGACGCTCCGTTCTTCGCAGTCGCCGTTCCCGGTGTAACTTTGAGAGTCGAGTAGTCCTGTACGAACAGCTGATCGTTGCCCGTGAGGTTCTTTGTGGTCGTGTAGCTGTCGGCATAAGTGAATCCGCTTATGGTCGGAGCAGAATTGGTTGCCGTGGTCAGTACCGTGGCGGTCTTGCTTGAGGTGCTGCCGATCTGCGTAGACCCGCTGTAAGACGAAACCGCAAAGGTACCTATAAAGGACTTGATGGACGCCATAGCGTTCAACAGCGTTGTCCTCTGCGCCGATGTCAGCGTGACCGTGCGGTTCGCAGTGCCCTTCGACCAGGAAAGCCCGGAGATAGTCAGGATGGTCGCGCTGCCGTTTTTGAGCACCAGCGTATTGGTGTAGGAGGCTTCGTACACGGTCACATTGATGGTAATGGAAACCGTGGCATTGTCCGCCGTCACCGTGTTGACACTGTTCACCACAGCACCGCCCAGCGTCTTGACCGTGGAACTGCCGGAAGTGCCGTAGACGTGGTTGTATTGCCGCCTTGCTCTGACTTTCACCGTATAGCTGGTGTTCGGTGAGAGCGAGGACAGTGTTACGCTGGCACTGGTGGATGCCGTCGTTGAGAACTGCGTCCAGCTCGAACCGCCGTTTGTGCTGTACTGCCAGATGTCCGCCGTGGCAGAGGATGTAGCGTAGATTTTGAACCCGTTTGCCGTGACATTCGATGTACTGAAGGTCACGGTAGGTGCGGAACGGTCGATGGTGGTCAGCGTCATACTGCCGCCGTACTCCTGGGGACCGTAGATATATACACGGGTCGAGAACCCGACCGCAATCGTTTTACTGCCGTTGCTGTCGTGCGCAACAGTGATCGTGCCGCTGACCGAGCCCTTCTTCGCCGGGAACACCTTGGAATCCCATGCGGTTCTTGCTTTGTAGTAGACCTGTGTCCCGTTGATGGTAACGGTGGTGGTGTCAATGGTATAGTAAGTGGAAGCACCACCGGCAGAGGTTAGTGTCCAAGAAAGCGTCGAGCTGTTACCGACCACATTCACGCTTTCTGAAATGTCCAGTTGAAGATAGCGCCCATCGTATGCCGCGCTTTTCCAAGTTGCCATAGCTTTCCCTCCTTAATCCAGAATGACGATGTTCAGCCCTTCGGACGCCGTTGGCATCGGGACAAACTTCGTTTTGCCCACGGTCAGCTCGCCGTCCACCGTGGTTTTCTTGGTTTGCGTTTCGTCCTTGTTCAGGGTGAAAATCACCTCATCGTTGTAGTAACCGGCGAACTCCGTGTTCGTGATGACCGTCCGCTGGGACGATGCGCTGTTGGACACCTCAATGCCCCGCTTGTCGATCTTGACCTCCTGCGTGTAGATCTCGTTGGGTGCGGGTGTCCACTTTCGGGGGATCGCCCCTTCGGAGATCATGATGTCGGCGAGATAAATGGACGCATCCCGGCAATAGCAGTAAATACGCAGTGTGGGGTCGGTCACATCCGTGAGCGTTACGGAGTAATCCGTCCAGTCAAACGCCGTGGACTTATTGAACAGGTACTTGGTTTTGTTTCCGTTGTAAGTCACATAGAAATATCCGGACATGGTCGAGGTTTTCTTTGCCCGAACCGAGATCGTATAAGTGCCGGGAACCACCCCTCGGATGTACTGCGACAACGAGGAGTATGCGCCCAGCACAAAGCAGGAGTCGGAAATGGTGTTGTTTTGCGTATCTGTGGAGGCATCCGTTTTCACCGTACCGGAGTAGCTCCAATCGTCCGTGATGCCGTTCAGCCCGGAGGAATTCTGCACATAGTTGATGCCGCCGATGTACTGCTCCTGCATGGTGACGGACAGTCCATCCACCGTGTGTTCCAATTCCGAAACACGTCTTTCGGAGTTCAGCACCCGTTCCTCCAGGACGCCCTGGTCGTTGGACACCGTTTCCACGGTTTCGGTTAGGGTCGCCACATAGCTGTTCAGCCCGTCGATGGTCTGCTGAAACTGTGCGTCCTTCTCGGTCAGAATGGAAATGGTGGTGCGGATCGTTTCAATGTCGTTCTGCACCACCCATTCGTTCCCGTCCCATATTTTCGTTTCCGGCGGGGTCACAGAGGTGTCCACCCAGAGCTGCCCCTCATAGGGGTTTTCCGGCGGCGTGTCCGAGGTGACCACATCGCAGAGACTGATAATCGTGAACTGTGCCGATGCGATCATCTCACCACCTCCTCAAAGCGCCACAACGACCATAAAGGTTGCCTTGGTATCCACATCGGCGCTGGACACCGACAGGGTCTTGCCGGTCTTGCTGCCGTTGGTTCCCCAAGAGGTATCGACAACACCGTCTTTGTTGTACTTCGTCCAGGTGTAACTGCCGTTCCCGGCCGCATCCACCTCGGAGCCTGCCTGATAGCAGACGGCGGTCAGCACAGTCGTGCCCTGGCCGTTCTTGAACACATCGCCGCCCGTGGAGGTGACGATGATCTGCAGTGGGTCGGAGTTGTCGATGAAGGTCGCCACATCGAAAAACTTCGTGTTATAAGAAGCGGATGCGGAATCCGTGTCCTGGGCACAGCACTTGAACACAGCGTAGCTGTCCACCGCTGCGGCGTAGACCGTGAGGGTATTGGTGGCCGTGCCGGTGTATTTGTCGGCGGTATCCGAGAGCTTGCGCCAGCCGATACCGAAGTCCGCATCATAGCCGGTGGAAGAGGTAGCAGTGACAGATGCGTCCATGACCGCCCACTTGTAGCTGACCTTGGTGGTATCCACCGTAGAGCCACGCCACAGCTCGGCCTTGGCAGTCAGACTGGCGACTTCCTCGTTCTTGAACACATTTCCGTTGGGTGTGGTGACCAGCAGGTCAACGATGCCGGAGCCGTTGACCACACGGGAGAAGGAAATGGTCAGCGGATGGGTCAGCGACAGGCCGGTGCTTTCGTCCTTGTAGGTGATGACACAGCGGTAGTCGATGCCGGGCAGCTCCGCCATGACATTGGCCTTGACCGTGAGGATGTGGCTCTTGGCACCACTCAGTCCGTAGTTCGTACCTGCGGTAATGGCGGTGTTGCTGTCGCCCACATACCACTTGACCGAGGTGACATTGGCGGTGGCGATCTGGTCGGCGGTGGTGCCGATGACATACAGGCTGGGCGTCAGAACGAGGTTCTTCGTTTTCCAGTCCGGGGTATAACTGCCGTTGTCGGGGTTATACATCTGCGTCTTGGCGAGGTTTGAGCCGATGTACCCCGTCAGCGTCAGTGCGTCATTGTAGTCGATGATGGTAAACTGGCCTTGTGCTTTGCTCATGTGAGAAGCCTCCTTTGAAGTTGTTGTATCTGAATCGGACACTGTGCCGGTTTCTGTTGTGGGTTCTGCGGTTGCCATAGTGAATTCCTCCGTTATAACAGGCTCTGCCTGGTCGTGGTGTCAATGAGGTCACAATAAAAAGTGGCGCGGACTTTGACATCCGCACCGGTAATGGCCACGGACTTTGCACCGCCGAAATGCTGTTCATTCCAGACTTTGTCCGCTTCCGTATCCTCCGACACCCTTGTCCAAACAAACTGGTTGGCATCCAGCGTGTCGGTGATGTCCTCGTCCCAAGAGTACACCTTGGCAGAAAGCAGCGTTTTCACATTGCCGTTTTTGAAGATGTTCCCGTTGGACGAGATGATGACCAGTCGGAGCATTTTCTGTTCCTCGATGGTGGTAATGCGGTCGCTGACCTCGGTGACCTCCTTGCTGGTGGCGTAGGCACGAAGCACGACCTCGCCGCTCTCCAAGTCCCACCAGGACGAGCCGTCCTGCGACTGGATGACACCTGCCTTGATGATGTTTGCTACCAGAGAGCCGGAAGTGATGAAGTCTGCAACGATCTGACCGTCCGCCGTGATGGCGGTTTCGTAGGGGCCGTTGTAGCCGTTGTGGGAAAAGCCCAAGCCACCCACATTCCACCGCCATACATTTACGGCATCGTCAATGGAGGGAGCGTCCAGAATGAGAAGCTCATAGGGCTGTCCGTTTTCCTCGCTGGTGTGGATGACCACATAGCCGCCGCTCTGGCCGGTGATAAGCCCGGTGGCTTTACCAATGGCGGTTTGGAGCAGCTTTGGAAAGCGTCCCACCGTGGACTCCACCTTATCGACCGTGGACTGCACCTCGGAGATGGTGGTGATCATGCTGGACTTGCTCTGACCGAGAGAAATGCTCACATACCGTTCGGCAAGGGTGTCGTATACGGTTTCGATGACCATAGCTGACACACTGACACCTAATAGCGAGTGTCGAATGGTGACGGTATCGCAGAGGTTGACCCGCTCCAGGAGTGCCGAATACTCCGGCTGTTTCCAAAGCGGCTCGAAAGAGACCGTTACTGTCGGAATAGTTGTGCCGAGCGGATTGGCCTTGATGTAGCTGTTGGCCTTTGCCCGGAGCGCTTCCTCCGTGATAGCCGCATCTCCAAATTGGTCGGAGAAATCCATGATGAGCGTTTTCGCCCGGATGATCTCTGAGGTCACAATAGGAAGCGTCACCTCCGGCAGCGTGACTACCGTTTCGGTGTCCGCACCTTCCGGGGTGTACACGGCATATGGGAGCAGTGCGGTATACACACCGCTGTTGTCCTCGTCCTGCTCCATGGCGGTGAGGTTCTTGCCGTATTCAATGACCACTCCGGTCTTCTGCCCACGGTGCGAATGGAACTTCACCGTGAAGTTGTCCCATTCAAACTCACCATACCATTTGGAGAGCATGGAGCCTTCCGTGCCGCCGAGGCAGGCTCTGACGCTTTTCGGCTGCGTGACGGAAAACGCCTTTGCATCCGAGTAATCCGTCCAACCCGTAAAGCGTGTATCTCCGGCAAGTAGCTGCGAGAGAATGCGCTGAGGAGAGCGGCTCTCGGTCGAAAACGGCAGCACCGGCACATTGGCAAGGTCATACGAAATATGCTGACCGTAGATCGTGACGATGCCGTTTAAGGGTTTCGTGATGCGGTAAATGCGGAATGCCTGGTCGGCGGCGGTGTCGTTGGGTTTTGCCTTGATGATGCACTCCTTGGTGATAAGCCCATAGTGCTGACCGCTCACCGGGTATTTGAGCAGGCACTCGAACACACCGTTTCGCTCCTCTGTGACTTCGCAGGAAATGGTGTCCGTCAGCACACCAAGACCGAATGAACTGAAATCTGTAGCGCTTGCGGGGTAAAGTACAGGGATCATAGACAGCACCACCTTGGAATGACCTCAATCCTCGTTACATCGCCGGTACAGTTGATGGTGCAAACACCCGGCTTGAGGACTGGGAATTCCGCCCCTTTGACCGCATCATTTTTGAGAATCGTACCCTTGAAGCAGTTCATTAACTCGCTGTCAATTTCGATATACTCGTCCACATCGGAAATCATCATGCCACGGCCTTGGGGCTGTATCATTATTACCACCGTCCCGTTGCCATAGAGCTTGATATACGGTCGGCTCTCAAAAGCAGTCGGATTGGTGATCGTCAGTTCAGAAGCGTCAGCCGACACCGTTTCCTGTCCCGCAAAACTGTATTTATAAGGTTTGCAGTTGAAGGTCACGGTGAAACTGCCGACCTTGTTCAGCTGCTCCTCAATGTCCAGATGGCCAGAGATGACGCCGTAGCGGAAATACTCCGCATTGTAGGAGTCGGAGAGTTCGTGGTATCTGCCCGGCTCGGAATACAGCCAGCCCTTGATGTCCCGCAGGACAGCGGCAAGTGCGGCTATATTCTTCCGTGCGAGGAACACCGTGTAGGTCACTTTGATGTTGGCAAAGCGGCGGTTCGGATTGATGATGTCACCGCTCCTGCCGGGAATGGAAATGAACTCCGCATCGTATTCCGGTGCGGAGAACACGTCCTTCTTCTCGATATGCAGACCGAAATCAGCGGAACTGCGGCCGTTGTAGGTAAAATAGGTCATGCGAATACCACTCCTTTCCGCTGGGCAAACTGGTTTGCCGTTTCCATGACTTCGGAGGTGAGCTGACGGATATCCTCACTGCTGTAATTGTTGAAGTTCGTAATGTTCAGGGCAATGGTGAAAGCGGATGCCGCCTTTCCGACCACACCGTCCACGGCAGAGCGGATCGAGCCGTTCACGTCAAAGTCGGTGGGCAGAGCCGTCTGCATATCGTGAGCAAGGTCGCCCATGACGCCGTTGATGTCCTCTGCCATCCCTTCTGCGGCTTTGACCGCTTCATCGCCGTTGTCGTCAATGGAGCCTGCAAGACCCTTGACCAGCATTTCACCGACCCATGCCATCTCCTTCGAGGGTGAATGGATGCCGAAGAAATCGCAGATGCCGTCCCAGATGGAGGAGATCCACCCGGACACCTTATCCCACAGCCACGAGGCAAGCTGGGTAATACCGCTCCACAGTCCCTTGACGATGTTGCCGCCGATTTCCACGATTTTATACATCAGAGAGCCGAAGGCTTTCACGATGCCCGCAATGATCTGTGGCACGGCCTTGACGATCTCCACGATGATGGTGGGCAGGTTTTCAATCAGGGCAACGAACAACTGAACGCCTGCCATGATGATCTTATCGATGTTTCCGACCAGTGCATTGACAATGCCGGAGATGATTTGCGGAATCGCCTGCACGATAGTCGTGATGATCTGCGGCAAAGCCTGTATCAGCGAAATCAGCAGGTCGATGCCCGCTTGAATAATGAGCGGTATGGCATTCAGCACGGCGGTGATAATGCCGTCTATGATTTTCGGAATGGCTTCCACGATTGCCATAATGATATCCGGCAATGCGGCAACAAGCGAGGTCAGAAGCTGAATGCCTGTTTCGATAATCTGCGGGATGGAGTCCAGCAGAAAGGTAATGATGCCGTTGATGATCTCCGGCAGAGCGGCAATCAGCACGGGCAGTGCGTCCAATAGTCCCTGGGCAAGCCCTGTTATAAGCTGCAGCGCGGCATCCAGAAGCATCGGCAGACTGTCCACCAGACCTTGTACGATGGTAACGATAGCCTGCACTGCTGCCGGGATGAGCGTGGGCAGCGCATCCGCAATGCCGGTCACCAGCGTGGACACCAACTGAACCGCAGCCTCAATAAGAAGGGGCAGATTCTCAATCAGCGTATTCACGATGGTCATGAGCGCGGACACCGCCGCCGGGATAAGCTGCGGAAGCAAAGAAAGCAGCGTTTCCAGCACCTGCGAGAACAGTTCGGTGACTGCTTCCAGCAGTGTGGGCAGCAGTTCACCCACAGCCGTCAGCAGAGCGTCCAGCGCCGTGGGCAGAGCCGCCACGATGTTTTCAATGACCGGTGTGATGTTTGCCACCACGGTCTTGAAGGCATCCACCATGTTGTTGCACAGCAGCTCCATGTCAGCGTCCGCATCGCCGAAGCCCACGATGAGGTTCGACACGGCGGATTTCAGCGCATTGACAGAGCCGGATATGGTGGCTTCCGCTTCCTTGGCTGTCGTTCCTGCAATGTCCATGCTCTCCTGCATGACATGGATGGCTTCTACCACATCTGCATAGGAGGAGATGTCGTACTTGACGCCGGATATCTTCTCCGCATCGGCAAGCAGCCGTTCCATTTCCTGCTTTGTACCGCCGTAGCCCAGCTTGAGGTTGTCGAGCATCGTGTAGTTCTGCTTGGCAAAGCCCTGGTAGGCATTCTGAATGGAGGACATATCCGTGCCCATCTTATTGGCGTTGTCGGACATATCCGTGATTGCCATATCCGCATACTTTGCGGCTTTCTCGGTATCGCCGCCGAGGGACTGGATGAGGCTTGCGGAAAAGCCCGTGACCGTCTCCATGTACTCGTTGGCAGAAAGTCCTGCCGTTTTGTATGCGTTGGCGGCATACCGCTGGATCTCCTGAGAGGAGTCCTTGAACAGGGTGTCCACGCCGCCGACCAGCTGCTCATAGTCCGCATAGGCAGCGATGACCTCTTTTCCGAGCTTCACGGCGGCGGCACCTGCGGCAACAGCCACGGCACCGAGTGCCACACCTACGGTTTTGAGAACCTTGCCGAAGCCTTCAAACTTACTGCCGGATTCCTCCGCAGCTTTGCCGCCCTCCTTGATAGCTTTCTCGTTTTCGTCCAGCTCACGGTTCATATCGTTGAGGGCGGCTTCGGCATTGTTGAGTTGGATCTGCCAGTTCTGGGTGCGGCGGTCGTTCTCTCCGAAAGAGGTGGCGGCATTCTGCAGAGCCTTGCGAAGGGTGTCGATTTTTGTTGTCTGCTCATCGATCTCTTTTCGTAGCACCTTGTTCCGTGCGGCGAGTGCCTCCACGGATTTATCGTTTTTATCGAACTGAGAGGTGGCGAGCTTCATTTCGGAGCCGAGCACCTTGAAGGACTGGTTGATATCCGCCAGTGCTTTTTTGAACTCTTTTTCACCCTCAAGACCGATCTTCAGTCCGAAACTGTCTGCCATTCGCCGTCACCTCCTTAAATGCCGTCCGGGATAATATCGTCAATGTAGCGTTCGTGAGCAGGAACAGCCTGTCCGTTATACTGCTTGTGACACTCCCATAAGTCCAAAAGCAGTCCAAACGGCATCAGCCACACTTCATCCTGGCTGAGATGAAGGTGGGCAAGGCCGTAATAAAGAAGCCGGGTAAACAGCTCCGCATCGGAAACCGTTACCCGACTGGTGCGTTTTTTGAATCTTTCTCACTTTCCACATTCCGCTTGGTGCCCTTGTAGAGCGCTTCCGTAATGGCGGTTTTGTATCCGGCGAGATCAAGCGGCGTGGTCAGAAGCTCCACCACATCCTCCGTGAGCGGCTCCTTGGGGTGCTCCTTATCCTTGAGGTTGTGGATGAGGATACTCTGATTTGCAAGAAGTGTGATGAGCCACACGATCTCGCCGATAGCCATTTCAAAGTTCTCGGACTTCATCAGCTTCTCGCCGAGGTTTTCCAGACCGCCATAGCGACCGGCGATTTCCTTGGTAGCCTTGGTGGTAAGCAGGAGTGTGTATTCCTCGTCACCGATGGTGATGACTGCAGTTCTCTCGTTATCCATTGTGTGTTACCTCCGTTAACCCTGTTTTTCGGGTGTCGTGGTATAGGTCGGCTCATAGACTTCCTTATACCAGTTCGTGATAGTCGCAGCGGTCACATCGCCCTCCAGTGCCTCCGCTTTCCACGGGTGCTTGCCGCCTGCGTCTGCTTTGTTGCGGCGCAGAATGGTGCCTTCAATAGTGGGTGTAGAGAAGGTAATGCTGTCGCCCTTGGTGGCAAGGTTCGTCGCCGGAATACCGAATTTCACTCGGTACAGCCAGTAATACTTGTACTTGCCGTTGGACTTCTTGGCACGGAAGCCGACAGCCACAGGGTCGCCGCCGTCCTCGGATGTAGAAATCAGCACCTTGTTTTTGTCAATGGTCGCACCCGTGAGGTCGGATGCCGCCGTAGAGCCGATATCGTCAATGCCGAGGGAGAGTGTGCCGGACTTGAATTCCTTCACGATCTCCGAAGCGCCGTCGTCGGCATAGAGCGTAGCCTCTGCCAGTTCCACCGAAAGGTCGGCGGAGATGGCTTTGGCAAGCTGGGACGGCGTACCGTAGGTTTCCTCACCGGCGTCGTTCTCGGTGATTTTTGCGTAATACAGTCTGTCAAGACCAATCGTTGCCATGATTCATTCCTCCAGTTCGTAGATTTGCGCCACATCAATGGCGTAGTGATGGTAGCCGGTATCGGTTTCAAAGCCGATGTACCGGCGGTCGGTAATATAGAAATCCGCACCCAGCAAGGCACGGAAAAGGTCATTTTTCAGTTTGGTGTAACTGCCCTTTGTGAAGATGGACAGCCGTGCCTCCTGTGTCTCACAGCCGGGAGCGTTGTCGGCGTGGAGCTCAAAGCTGTCCGACAGCGGTGTGATGACCAGATAGGTGTCCGGTGCTTTGCTGGAGAACACACCCGTTTCCACTGGAACACCGCAATGCTCGGCGATGGTTTGCAAATCGGATAGCAGGCTCACAGCTTTTCCACCTCCTCATCCAGTGCCTTGGTCATGGCATCGATGCATTCCTGCCGGGATGCGGTTTTCGCAGGCTTCAGAAACGGCTTCGCGGACTGACCGTGCTTGCCGTATTCGAGAATGTTGGCCAGCTTGGCATTGCTGCCGCCGTCCGAGCGGGGTTCTGCGAAGCCGACCTTGATGTCGTGGTTTCCGTCCCGGTTCAGCTTGGAGGGAGAAAGACCGAGCGCACCTTCCAGTTCGCCCGTGGTGCGGGATTTGAACTTTGTCCCCCTGCCGATGACGGAGGAGAGATTGCTCTTGACTCTCTTCAGCACGACTTCGCCACCGGCCTGCAGGACGGTATCCGCCACGCTGTCAAAATTGCTGCCGAGCCTGGATATCTTTAGAAGGAAATCCTCCGGCATTTTCATGTCGCACTTAGCCAACGGTCGGCACCTCCTTCTTTGCCAGCACCTCAATGTACATCCCACGCCCCTTTACATCCTCCACGGACACAATGTCGTAGCGACAGTCATCGCAGATGAGAAACTGGTCGGTAGTGACTGTCAGCCCAGGAATACACCGAAAGCGGAACAGGTCGGTTGCTTCACTGAATGCGGCGAGGTTCGCCCAACGCTGACTGCCGTGCCGGCCTTCCCGGTACACACGGATGGAAGCGAGGACTTCATCCTCGGAATGAGTGAAGCCTTCGCTGTCCTTGACTTGGCGGGTTTCCACGATGTCGGCAAAGCCGTTCATTTTCCCGAAGCTCATACCTGCCACCGCCTATCCAAGCGGAGCAGCAGATTGACGGTGTTCCACACCTGCTGCGCCGCTCCGGTGTTATCCGCAAAGAAGCCGCCCGTGCTGCCGTCCCGGCTTTCATAGAAGTGGGACGACAGCATGATAACGGCTTGCTCTGTGGTGGCTGGCATGGGATTCTCCTTATAGAACCCCTCCGGGATGTGCTGGTAGCTTTCGGCGTAAGAAACAGCGGCGGTGATGTAGCTTTTCAGCAAGGCATCATCCGCCGTATGTTCCAGTATGAGGTTGGCTTTCACTTTGGAAAGAAGCTCGTCCATCACCGCCGCCTCCTTCCTTATTCGGTTTTCAGCTTGAGGATCTGAACGGCTTCGGGGAGAATAAGTTTGCCGTCCACACGCTCTTTAGCCACGAAACCGATCATACCGTTGCCCGCGAACAGCTCGTTGAGCTGCTTGAAGGAACGGGTGCCGCGGTCGCCGATGTTGTAGTAGCTGTAATCGCCGAAAGCGATAGCATTCTCCGGAGCATACGCAGAGGTATGAACCGTGTAGCCGAGAATGCGGTCCGGTTCGCCTGCCTGATAGGAAGGCTGCCAGATATACGCACCGTTGTTGTCCTTCAGCTTGCGGATCTGCGCAATAGTCTTGTCGTTCATGATGAAGGAAGCGGACTTGCGGTAGGGACGCTTCAGTGCATGGATGAGGGTGATGAGGTCATCGCTCTTGAGTGCGGCAGTCAGCGTTTCTGCCACATGACCACCGCCGGTTTCCGCAAACAGGCCAAGCGGCTGACCGACACCGGTACCGTTGAGGAATGCGTCCTCCTCGGCATTGGCGAGTGCCTTGCCAAACTCGGTGAGAATGTAATCCTCCAGCTTGAACGCATTGTCGTAGAGCAGTTCCTCGGTCACCTTGATAGCGACATGGAGCTTGTGCGCGTCCAGAAGGATCTGTGCAAAGGTTGCGTCACCGAAAGAGAGTGCGCCGCCTTCCTCGATCCACGCAGCGGCAGGCGCAGTCGCTGCAATGTTGATCTTATGCTCACCGGATGTGGTGATGGTGTGACCGAGCTTTCGCATGATGTTTTCCTCGGAAAGCGTCTGAATAAGGCGGGAATCATACTCCTCGGGTACGAGGTAGCCGCCGTCAGCGTCAACACCCTCGCGAAGGACATCGCTCACCTGGTGGAAGTTGCTGCGAAGGGCGGTAAGCATTCCGGTGCGGTAGGCATCGGAAGCACGACCGGTCTTGGGCTTCTCATCAGCGGTGGACTTGCCGTTCATGGGCTTCTCGGTGATGGGAGAGGAAGTGGGTCTGTTCAGCTGCGCCTCCATTGCGGACATGGCTTCCATGCGCTCGATCTCGGCACCGTAGTCCTGCACCTTCTTTTCCATCTGAGCATAGGTCTTGGCATCCTCTTCGGAAAGAAGGCCGTCCTTGTCGCGCTTGGTTTCCACAAATGCCTTTGCAGCGTTCCAAGCCTTGTTGCGCTTTTCACGCAGTTCGTTGATAGTCATATTGAATTACCTCCAGTTTTTAATGAGATTGAGCCGCTCCATAAGGTCATCGGCTTTTTGTGTACGGTTGGATTTCGGGGTGATGGCGCATTTTGCGGCGATCTTCTCCATGAGAGAGTTCACCACATTCGCCTTGGAATACAGCATGGAAACGGCTGGTGTGGGCACCTCTTCGGATTCCAGGCTTCTTTGCATGATTTCGTCCGCAAAGCCGAGTTCCACAGCCTTGTTTGCGTCCATCCATGTTTCGGCATCCATGAGATGAGACAGTTTTGCACGAGACAGCCCCGTCTTGATCTCATAGGCGTTGATGATGGAATCCTTAACGCTTGAGAGCATCTCGATAGCTTTCTGCATCTCGTCCGAATTGCCGAATGCCGCCGTCATGGGGTTGTGGATCATGAGCATGGACACCGGAGACACCAGCACTTTCGTGCCTGCCATAGCGATGACGGACGCTGCGGATGCCGCAATGCCATCGATTTTCACGGTCACATCACCCTTGTAGTCCATGAGCATATTGTAGATTTGCGCTGCAGCCACGCAGTCACCGCCGGGAGAGTTGATCCACACGGTAATATTTCCGCTTCCGGACATGAGCTCGTCTTTGAAAAGCTGCGGGGTGACATCATCGTCAAACCAGCTTTCCTCGGCGATGGTCCCGTTCAGGAACAGGGTTCTTTCCTGTGTCTGTTCCTGCGTCTCCGAGTTCGTCACCGTTCGGCTCTTCCAATTCCAAAATTTCTTCATCGGTTTTTTCCTCCTTTCCGTCATCGGTAGGGGTATCTGCAAAAGCACCCGCATTCTTCAGTGGGAGCATATTGCCGTTAATGAGGTACAAGTCGCCTCCGTCCTCTGCCGGGATGCGGTCGAGGTTTTCCAGCTCCCGGATGTCGTTTGCGGACATCCAGCCGTTCTGGCGGCCGATGGCGTACCCGTTCATGCGGCTTTGGTAATCGCCGCGAAGCAAGCCTTCCACATTGAATTTTGCAAAGTACTTCTTCTTTTCCTCGGAGTTCAGCAGGGAGCGTTGAATGGACTGCTCCCAACGGATGACCCAGGGGTCGAGGGTGTATTTTACAAACTCAAGGGACTGCTGCTCGATATTAGAAAAGCTCGACTTTTCCAGGTCACCGACCATGTGGGGCGGAACTCGGAAAATTCGAGCAATTTCATTGATTTGGAATTTGCGTGTTTCGAGGAACTGTGCCTGCTCCGGCGAGATGCCGATGGGCGTGTATTTCATGCCTTCCTCAAGCACGGCGATTTTATTGGCATTGCCGCTGCCGCCGAAGGTGGACTGCCAGCTCTCACGCACACGCTGTGGGTCTTTGATCGTGCCGGGGTGTTCCAGCACACCGCCCGGTGCAGCACCGTTGGCGAAGAATTTCGCGCCATACTCCTCACAGGCGATAGCCATGCCGATGGCGTTCTTCGCCATTGCAATGGGACTGTAACCGACCAGCCCGTCAAAGCCGAGTCCGGGGATATGCAGCACATCCGAGGGCTGAAGCGTTACGGCGAACTCCTTGTTCTTGATAGCCTCGTCTGTGCCACGGTAATAGGTGTAGTACAGGCGACCATCCTCGTCTCTGTCCACCGACATCTTGTTCGGCATCAAGGGATACAGAGCTACGATCTCATTTTTGCCGTTGCGGATGATTTGTGCATAGGCATTGCCCCACAGGAGCAGGTGCGTCATGAGGGTTTCCCGGAACACGAAGGAACTCATCTCCGGGTTCGGCTCATCGTGAAGCAAGCGGTAGAGCGGATGGTCAAGCGCCATTGCCTTGCCGCCGTTGTCCGTGTATTTATAGAGGTGCAGCGGCAGACCCGCGACAGCCTCAGACAGGATGCGGACACAGGAATACACGGCGGTCATCTGCATGGCGGAGCGTTCCGTCACCGCTTTACCGGAAGTAGTACCGCCGAAGAAAAAGGCGTAGTTGCTGCCCGTCGTGCGGTTTTGAGGCTTGTCCCTGGATTTGAACAGCCCTGAAAAGATACCCATAGTAAAACTCCCTTCATATAAACAAAATGCCTCGGTTATCATAAACCGAAGCACCATTATCGTTGCCGCAGCGGATAGCGCGGTCAAGTGCCATAATCGTTGCCACAGCACCATCGATTTTCTCTGTGGATTTTTCCTTGTCCGGCTTGATGTTGCCTGCCGGGTCGGTGCGGATGAAGATGTTGTCCATCATCCAGCGGAGAACCGGATGCCCGCCATGGGCAATGCGCTGTTCCAGCACCAGTTTCATCAGTTCCTTGGTGGGTGGGGACATATCCTTGAAGCCCTGTCCGAAAGGAACGACTGTGAAGCCCATGCCCTCAAGGTTCTGCACCATCTGCACAGCGCCCCAACGGTCAAAGGCGATCTCCCGGATGTTGAAGCGTTCGCCCAGGCTTTCGATGAATTTCTCAATGTAGCCGTAGTGAACGACATTGCCCTCGGTGGTTTGGAGGTATCCCTGACGCTCCCATACATCGTATGGCACATGGTCACGCCGGACTCGAAGGTCGAGGTTGTCCTCCGGTATCCAGAAGTACGGCAGGATGATGTATTTGTCGTTCTCATCTTCCGGCGGGAACACAAGCACGAATGCCGTAATATCCGTAGTGGACGAGAGGTCAAGGCCGCCGTAGCAGACACGGCCTTCCAGATCGTCCTCGCTGACGGCAAACTCGCATTTATCCCACTTGTCCATTGGCATCCAACGCACCGCCTGCTTGACCCATTGATTCAAACGAAGCTGTCGGAAGGCGTTCTCTTCGCCGGGGTTCTGCTTGGCAGACTCGCAGGCGTCTTTGACCTTGTCGATGCCGACCGTGATGCCGAGGGAGGGATTGGCTTTCTTCCAAACCTTCGGGTCCGTCCAATCGTCCGATTCCTCCGCACCGTAGATGACGGGATAGAAGGTGTGGTCGATTTTGCGTCCCTCGATGATGTCCTTTGCCTTCTGGTGGATCTCATAGCAGATGGACTTCGTATCATTGCCGGCTGTGGTGATGAGGAAATACAGCGGCTGCATCCGGGCATCGCCGGAGCCTTTGGTCATGACATCAAAGAGTTTGCGGTTGGGCTGGGTGTGCAGCTCGTCGAATACCACACCGTGTGTATTGAAGCCGTGTTTGTTGCCGACATCGGCGGAGAGCACCTGGTAGATACTACCCGTTGGCTGATAAATGAGCCGCTTCTGGGAATCCAGTATCTTGACCCGCTTGGAGAGCGCAGGACACATCCGCACCATGTCAGCCGCCACATTGAAAACGATGGATGCTTGCTGACGGTCGGCGGCACAGCCGTAGACCTCGGCGCGTTCCTCTCCGTCACCGCAGGTGAGCAGAAGCGCCACGGCAGCGGCAAGTTCCGATTTGCCTTGCTTCTTGGGGATCTCGATGTAGGCGGTGTTGAACTGCCGATAGCCGTTGGGCTTGAGGACACCGAAAATGTCCCGGATAATCTGCTCCTGCCAGTCAATCAGCTCAAAGGGCTTTCTCGCCCAGGTGCCCTTGGTATGGCAGAGGCTCTCGATGAACATCACGGCATAATCCGCTGCGTCCACATCGTAGCGGGAGGTTTTCTCCATGAACCTTGTCGGCTTGTAGTTTTTCAGCTTTCGCAATTTCTCACCCCCTCCGGCAGAGCAATAAAAATAGCCGCCACCGAAATCGGTGCGACCTTCCGTACAACGAGCAGCAGCCCCTTTCGGAGCCGTTGCTTTGAAATTTCGGTTTTTTACCAGTTCTCGCTGTGGAGCAGAAGCTCCAGCGCAAGCTGCGTGTTCTCATCGGTGGGCTCAATGTCCCAGCCTCTGTCGTAGTTGCAGACAATGTATCCGTCCCGCTTGAACATTAGCTTGGAAATGCGTCCGCCGTCGATGCCCCACTCAGAACCTTTGTCGTACTGCTTCATCCAGTAGTGAAAAACCTCGCCGTTTACCTTGATGCTGCTTTCTTTCCACATAACCGTGTACCTCCGTTTGTTTTGTTGTGAGTGTATATTACCGTCATGTCCGGGATATATCCAGTCATTTCGGAGAATATACTACACAATCATTCGGAGTAAAAACTGTGTATATTACAGCGTTATTCCGGCTGGCGGCAGCGGTGAATGGAGGCGATGATCTGCTCCTGCTCCTCCGGTTTTACGCCGATGGAATCGAGTGCCTCCCGTGTGCCACAATCCGGGCAGATGAGTGTTTCGTTGTCGAGCCTTGAAAGAGCTGGATGCTCCCGGTAGGCTTGCCCGCACCTGGGACAGACTGATATTCGGATGATTTTATTTTCCCTCATGATGTTCCTCCCCACATTTGAGATAAGCGTCTATCAGCACAAGCCGGTCAAAGCCAAAATCGTCGTAGCCCTGGATGCAGGTCTGCATATAAGGAATGGACGGAATGCCGATGGGCCTGTCCTCATGCATGATGTACACGAATACCCGTCGCTTACGGATTTTGCCCGTGCGGATACCCTTGATTGGTAGGGTCAACTCCTTCTTGTAATAGAAGTTCGGGAAGCCCTCGTAACGGTCCAGGGCTTTTTCATCCTCTGCGGTGACTTCCCATACAGCAACAGGAACTGAGACGCCGGACTTCTTTTCCACCGTAAGGTAAGAGCCTGTTTTGCTGCCCTTGAAAAGCAGTTCGTAATCCTTGAGAACCGATGTGCCGATGATCCGTGCCGATGGGCAGCGCATCCGCATCTGACGGACGTTGAGGTTGCTGCCATAAGCGATGTAATAGCGTTTTTCCATAAAAAATACTCCTTTCCGAAGTTGCCTTCTACCACCGAAAGCCCGCCATCAGCGGGTTCGGGGGCCTCTGGGCTGCGTCCTTCAAGCGGCTGCTCTGCCGTTGCGGAAGGCTGCGTCCCCATCAAGGCGCTTCGTTAGGAGTTCTCTTGCGGTCTTGAACTCCTCGCCGATAAAGCCAAGGCGAAGGAGCCAAGTGCGCATTGCGTATTTGGGATTCTCATTTTGCTGGGGCTTGGGGCTTGCCGTCCTCACCGTTTTTGCCATCTGACTGAGTGCAAGGCAAAGCTGAATGTAGCTCTTGAGCTGTCCGGCGTGGAGTCCGTTCAGCTTGCCGTCTGCCGGGGCGTCAAATTGGAAAAGGCGGAACTCGACCGTGCCCTTGGTGAAGGTGGCGTGGAGGTTCAGCATATGGTAGCGGCTGTCGTTGTAGTGCTGGCTTCTGCCGTAGTCGGCGTTTTGACTGCCGTACCAGACGTCCGCAAGGTCTGCCATCGTGGAGGGCTTTCTGCGGTTGAGCCGTTCCAGGAACCTGGGGTCGACCGTTCTGCAGTAGCGGCTGATGCGGCCTCTGTCGAGGTTCAGGGCGATTGCCAGGAGGTCTTCGTGGCTTGCCATGATGTTTGCGAGGTTTCGGAGCGTTTGGGGCGTGTGCCCCTTGGCACCGATGTGGATGTGAACACCGCAGCCTCTGGTGGCATCGCTTTTTGCTCCGGCTTTGCGGAGGCGGCGAACCAGCTCCTGCAAGGTCTCCATGTCAACGTAGGTGAGGATCGGCGTGACCATCTCGCATTTCTCGCTGTCCGGGCCCGCGATGCTGACGTCCTTCTGGAATTTCCACTCGCGTCCGCTCTCATCCCAAGCCGACCAAGTGCAGTAGCCGTTGCGGCAAGCGGTGTTCTCGTACCGCCCGGTACCAAAGAAGGTGGCTGCCAGCCTTGCGGCCTTCTCTCTGGTGATGCTGTTCATTTCGACCTCGACCCCGATGGTCTGCTTCTTCATTTCGGCTACCTGGTTTTCTGTTCTCTGGCTCATGTTTGTGACCTCCGTTTTGGTTTGTTTTCCCTTTCGGTAGTCACATATTACCTCTGAAAGCACACTATATCCAGTTATATCTGAGCTATAAACTACACGATCTTGTGATTCGGAAACTGTGTATATTACAGCAGTTTACGGCAAATATCCTCCCCGTAAGCCACGCTCAGACCGCAGCCGTTATCCCAGACAACCATGATGCTGCCGATGTCATCCACACCTCGCACGGTGCCTTTCGTGCCGACAGGCGGTGCCTGTGGGTCATCCATCTGAACAAGCTCCACACGAGTGCCGACCGGGTATTCCTTACGGATACGCTCGACCGTCTCTTTACTCGGAAATCTCATGCTGCGCACCTCCGTTTCTGAAAGCCGAAGAGCCGGAGAGGTTCTTCAGCAGGATTTTTCGAGCGGTCTTGTATTCTGCACCGATAAAGCCGAGCCGCAGGAGAAAGCAGCGGAATGCATATTTCTCATTGTCGGTCGGCTTTTCCGTTGCGTTAATCCGTTTCTGATTCCGTGCCATCTCGCACAGCTTGCAAATAAAGGTGTCATAGGCTTTCAGCTCCTCTGGCGTAGGTGTTGCTGGAAACCAGTGAAACGAAACCTTCGTGCCCGTGATTTCCAGTGGCAGGTCAGCGACTCCGAGGGCTTTCTTGATAAGACTTCCCTTGGCTGTGATGAGTGCCTTGAGATTTTCCAGATTGCTGTCGGTGAACAGGCTCCTCGGCATGGAAATGCAGACGGCGCAAGGCTCGTCCTCATCCTCGGTGTGGCTCTGGTCGATGTCAAAGCCTTCATCGTAGATGTGCTGCAGCAGGCGCTCAATGACCTCACTGTCGGCACGGTCATCAAAGGAAAGGCTGCCGTTTCGGTCGATGGTGAAGTAATCCACCTCATAGTTGAATGTGGGCGCACCGCAGTACTTTGCGGGAACGCCGAGCCAGTCGGAGATGGTCTTAACCAGCCGCTTGCGCTCCGCACCCTGGGCATGGATTGTAATCATCATTTTCGTGACCTCCTTGTTTTATGGTAGTCACATATTACCGTCAGGCTGGGCACTTATCCAGCTATATCTGCGCATTTCCTGTGTAGATTATATCGGCGCATTATCGCCGCCGGACTGTGCATACCACACAATTCCGCAAAGCACGAACCATACGCACGGGAGTGCCACGCCGTTGCCCCACATCTTATATTCCGCACTGTCGGAATACGGGTCTTTCAGCCACTTTGCGACCTGCTTGTCGGACTTCATCTTGCAGCCGGTCACTTCGGAGTAGGTCTTGAACACCTTGTGCCAGAAGTATAGCTCCTCATCGGACGGTTTTTCCGTACCGAGGTCGGCACACCAGTTGTCCGGAAAACCTTGAAGTCTGGCACACTCGGTGGGCGTCAGCCGTCTGACGGTGTATCCGTTTTGGATAGCACCCGGTCCTTTGGCTACCAGTGTCGGCTGAAGCTCCTCTTCAAAGGTCGGAGCGAACTTGGCGTTCTGCCCCTGGTTGAAGGTGTCCCTGCCAATGCCGTAGCAGACAGCGGTCGGGTCTTTGTAATCCCGTGCGAGGACGGTCGGCGCTTTTTCCTTGGAAACCTGGGTGAAGCTGCCCGTTGTCATGCTGTACACGGCATGGCGGTCAACGGTGTTAAGTGTAAAGCTGACATCCTCGTTGATGCCGTCACCCTGGGGGCCGTTTTTGTTCTCACGGCCGATCATGGAGCCTTGCAGTACAAAGGTCTGCTGCTTTGTTCCGGCATTGGCGCACACCACAGCGGAGCGGTCGCCCAGGTCACGAACTTCATCACGCTGATTTTGCGTAAAAGCAACAACGGAAATGCCGCCCTGATTGCAGGAGGGGTTGCCGCCGTTGCCGTCAAGCGTCCGTGCGGTTTCCGCTTCGTAGATCCCGCTGTGGGGATTATCCGACTTCATGGCATTGGAGTCCTTGGAGGAGATCCCGAAGGGCTGAAGGACGCAAGTGAAATTGTCTTTGTCCGGCATCCTCTGATTTCCTCCGGCATTCTGCTTGGTGAGGGTCGGAGAAACCTGCCCGCCGTCCCAGCCGCAAGGCTCGAACAGCGTCTGGTCGTTGTTGCACGACAGGGTAGCGGACTTGTTTTCCTGGATGAGAGGTCCCTTGCCGCCACCTTCACAGCCGGAGCGTATTTTCATGACAAGCGGTACATTGTTGCCGCCCGTACCCATACGTGAGGTCAGCGTCTGCACATTGCCGTCCTCGGAAAGTTTGACCCTGCTGTCGGTCGGATGGTTTTCCAATGCAACAGTGGCGGGAACGACCCCAGCACGGAGCGTAGGAGAACACTCTTCCTCATAGCCGATGGTGCGGCTCTTGGCAGAATGCTCGGTGCAGAAGCCTGCCGATTCCATTACGCAGGGCGGATGCCCGTGATTTTCTGCTCGGAGCGTTGCCGCAACATCCTCGGAAACTTCCATGCGGCTGCCGCCCTGGTCATTCAAAACAATGCCGTTACGACCGGTACTCATTCCGCAGTTTACGCCGAGGGTGGCGGAAGTGTCGTCCGTCAGATTGCCGTTGTATCCATCGAAGCCTGTCGCTCCAGCGCAAGGCGTAGAACTTCCGGCAGCTCTTTGCCACGAGCGGAAGCCCTCCGCAGAATACCCAGACAGGCCTTCTGACTCAAATAATATTTTTCCGGCACTTCCGCCTGCAAGATCTGCGACAAGGTAGATGCGGCGTCTTCGCTGGGGAACTCCCCAGTATTGTGCGTCAAGAGTTCGGTACGCAACGCTCCATCCATCTCCCATGTATAGGTCGGCGTAGGGCCATCGTGCCTTTTCAGGCATAGGCACCTCGGCATTCGGCTCGGCGATGCCGATGACCGCTTCGAGGACGGCTTTGAAGTCCTCGCCCTTGTTCGAGGAGAAGGCACCGGGGACATTCTCCCAGCAGATCCATTTTGGATATTTGCCATCTGTGGCATACCTCATTTCTTTGATAATGCGGACGGCTTCATAAAAAAGGCTGGAACGCTTTCCGTCCAAGCCGTCTCTTCGGCCTGCCACGCTCATGTCCTGGCACGGGCTGCCGAAGGTGATGATGTCCACGGGTTCAATTTTGCCGCCGTCCATAGCGGAGATGTTCCCGTAGTGCTTCATAAAAGGCAGACGCTTGGTGGTCACCCGAATGGGAAACGGCTCAATCTCCGAAGCCCACACGGGAGTGATACCGGCAAGCAGTCCGCCCAAAGGAAAGCCCCCGGAGCCGTCAAACAGGCTTCCGAGGGTCAAAGGCTTTTCAGTTTTCATCTGGATGCCTCCAATCGTTCTCTCAGCGCAGTGTAGAACGCTCTGCTTCGGATAGACTTTCCGGCAGCCGTCCACTCGCGCTCCAGCAAAAAACGAACCTCCAAATCCTCCACGCTGTAGTCGGCACGGAAGTTTCGCCAGGTTCGTTTATCCCATGTTTTCAGTTGCTCCCAAAGCCCTGGAAAGTGCTGATGCAGTTCCCGCAGCTCCGTCAACGATTGCAGCGGACAGCACCAGCAGGACACGCGCTTGAAATGCTCATACAGGCCATCCCAATCATATCCACGCTCATAGCAGTACCGCAGGCAGTCACGCTCCGTCCAGCCCCAATCTACCAACGGGTGTCGGTGGTTGGGATTCTGATTGTTCGCTCGTTCCAGGCGATATTGCTCATCAGCGGCAATGCCGACATATTCAATGATCTCATACTGTTTCCGCAGTTCCCTCAGAAAACGCTCTCGCGGCATCGCCTTGAGCCGTGTGGTACACCACCGCTGCCGAGGGCCAGGCCATCCGTAGCCATTCAATTGCACTCCGTATTGCCGGACGACAGGCGAATCTGCACTACGCCGTACCGGAACATCAAACATGAGTTCCTCATAGGTATGCTCGGCTCTGACGCTGGTAATTCTCCGACCTATGTCCTTTTCAACCTTTGCGATATGATCATACATAGCAGGAAATTCAAGCCCTGTATCACAGAAAAGAATGCAGTCAATTTTCATGTCGCGCTCCAGCATCCCAAGAAGCATGGCGGTTGAGTCCTTGCCGCCGGAAAAGGAAACAAGGTGATATTGCTCTTTCACGCTCACACCTCCGGTGCGGTATTTGCCACCTCAGTGAAGGGCAGTACTTTCCCATCCCGCAGAACGCTGACCTTTTCATCCGAGCCGACCTGCTCGATGTACCGTTTTACGATGACGTCGCAGAACTTCTCATCCAGTTCGATGGTACAGCAGATACGGTCGGTCTGCTCACAGGCAATGAGCGTAGAGCCGCTGCCGCCGAAGGGATCAAGCACCACGGAGTTTGCCATGGAGCTGTTCTGAATGGGATAGGCCAGAAGCGGGATCGGCTTCATGGTAGGATGGTCGCCGTTTTTCTTGGGCTTGTCGAACTCCCAGATGGTGGACTCTTTGCGCCCAGTGTACCACTGGTGCTTGCCTTTCTTCTTCCAACCGTAGAGGCACGGCTCGTGCTGCCATTGATACGGGGAGCGTCCCAGCACCAGAGACTGCTTCTTCCAGATACAGCAGCCGGAGAGATAGAACCCTGCGGCATCAAACGTCTTGCGGAAATTCAGCCCCTCGGTATCAGCATGGAACACATAAATGGACGCATCGTCCGCCATGACCTTCTCCATATTGGAAAAGGCATCGAAGAGGAAGTCGAAAAACTTCTCCGATGCCATGTTGTCGTTTTTGATTTTCCCGGCGCTGCCCTCGTAGTTCACATTGTAGGGCGGGTCGGTAATAACGAGGTTCGCCTTGCGGCCGTCCATGAGGGCGGCGTAGGTTTCCTCTTTTGTACTGTCACCGCAGATGAGCCGATGCCGTCCCAGCGTCCAGATGTCGCCGGACTTCGTGAAGGTAGGCTTTTGCAGCTCGGCATCCACATCAAAGTCATCCTCTTCGGCTTCAATGCCATCGTCAAACAGCTTCGACAGCTCCTTTTCGTCAAAGCCGGTGAGGAGCGGGTCAAAGTCCGCCGCCTGCAAGGACTCGATCTCCACACGCAGAAGTTCTTCATCCCAGCCCGCATCCAACGCCATGCGGTTGTCGGCAATGATGTAGGCTTTCTTCTGGGCTTCGGTGAGGTGATCGGCAAAGACGCACGGCACCTCGGTGATACCTTCCTCCTTGGCGGCAAGAATACGACCGTGACCGGCAATAACGCCATAGTCACGGTCGATGATGACGGGATTGATGAAGCCGAACTCTCGCAGCGAGGAGCGGAGTTTGTTGATCTGCTCCGGGCTGTGTGTCCGGGCGTTGTTGACATAGGGAACCAGCTTCGTGATAGGTACGAGCTGCATCTCGGTCGTTGTTTTCATTAGACCAGCCCCCATTCCGCAAATTTCTCGAAGCCGCCGACCGAGTGGATGTAGTTTCGGGCGATCTCCACGATTTCGGCGTAGGGTCTGCCATCCACGGCATCGTCCCCAATGGCGCAGCAGAGCGTCACGGGCTTGCCGGTCTCCTGGGCTTTGAGGAAAGCGTAGATATTGACGGATACATCTGCCTTGGACAGATCCTTGCCGTGCAGACCGCCGCCGGTCACCGAGTCAGCCATATCCGAACCGAGCTTGCGGTTGGTCGCGCCGGTGTCTACATCTGTTCCGCCCGTCCAGTCACCGAGCGGATTGATCTCAGCATCGGGATACAGCTTTCGGAGTGCATCCGAAGGCGCATTGCTCTGACAGAGAATGAGCCGGTCACCGTCCAGGATGTACTTCCCGTCATAGGGACACACAGAGAAAATGTCCCGTGCGATCTGCGACAGCTCTTTCTGCTCCTCGGTCACGGGCATTCCCTTGAAAATGCCGTTATCTCCGCAGCGGACACCGCCTGCCTGGTTGTCGGCGAGGTGACTGTCCTGCGGAACTTCCACATAGTCCACAGCGAGATTTCCAGCAATGCGGTGAACGGCGGCGGTGATTTCCTCTATCGGAATACTCACCGAAGCCTCCGCAATGATGTGGCACACGCCGTGACCGATGAGGACTTCAACAGCGATGCGGGGATTTTCTGCTTTCTTGTATGCCAGGTCAACGAGCGCACCGGCAATTCTGTCTGCCACCTTATCCGGGTGGCAGGGATTTACTTTTTCAAACATGGTGTTACCCCTTTCTCGCACGGAGCAGGCGTTCCATAAGGTCGTCCTGCGGCGTTGACTCGCCGTATTCCGTGCTGCAGTTTTCTTTCACGATCTGGAAAATCTCATTCCAGAGCCGAACCGCCTGGTTCATGTAGTTGATGCCGATGTTGATAAACGGAGACGGGATCGGCTTTCCTGTGGTGGGGTGCTTGGAGAGGAACCCCATGCGGTTGGTCATTTCCTCGCACTGCACCCAACGGGCGGAACACATGGCGTAGCGCTCCAAAAGCTGCGGCGACACCTTTGCGGCGCAGCCGATACCTTTGAGCCATTGCCAGGTTTCCGTGTAGATTTCCTGTGCCTGCAGGACGCTGCCGTCCCGCTGCTCGGCAGAAAGAAAATCATGGGGCTTCGGCATAGCAACACCCTCGACTTCGGGAATATCCAGCACTTCAAGTTTTCTGCCGCCGGGATTCCCGTTTTCGGCCTTGTCCTTGACTGCGGATTTCTTCCTTCCCGCACCGGGTCTTGCACCGCCGCGCCCGCCCGTGTTATTCGATTTTGTGGGCATCCGAGCTCACCTCCCTTAATTACCCTTTTGATTTTGCCTTTTTCGCACACGTGACCCCGGGCCGTTGCCCGACCGAAAAGGTCCCGGAGATTTTCATCCCCCTACCGGTCGCCGAGGTCGTGGTGGATCTTGGTGTGGCAGGACTGACAAAGGCTCATGAGGTTGTCCCTTGCGTGAGTGCCGCCTTTGGAAACGGGCAGGATGTGGTGAACTTCCTGTACCGGAGTCAGCCGACCTTCCTTGAGGCACATCTCACAGAGGGGATGTTCCGCCGCATAGCGGTCACGGATGCGTTTCCATGCTCTGCCGTACTTGCGGTTAACATCGGAGCTGCGCTCGTATTTGTCGTACTTGCGGCGTTCCTCCACACGGTGCTGTTCACAAAACTGTCCTTCACAGAGGTTGGGGCAGCCGGGATGAGAGCAGGGTCGCAACGGTTTCTTCGGCATCGTTTCACCTCCTTGGGCATAAGAAAAGCCCCACGGGATTGCTCCCATGAGGCTGTCCTCGATTCTTTTTCGCTGATTATATCATATCATAATGTCGAGGTGGGCATCTACCGACAAAGGCGGGTATTTCCGGCGCCTTTCAGATCCGAATCGGGTCGGTGGGTAAAACCACTGCCGAAAGAGCTGCCTTATGCCATCTGCGAATGGTGCTTTCATCTGCGTTCAACTCTCCGCCGATCTGTTCCCAGGTCATGTTGTGGATGTAGCGGTAGCGGAGAACCATGCGCTCGTTGACATTGGCAACGGTGTCCACCGTCGACCGAATCTGCCGTTTCAAATCAACGAGGGTGTCAATCTCGCTGTTCACGACCTTTTCCAAGTCCATGATTTTCTCCAGACACCGCACGAAAGGTGCATCCGTGTGGCGGGAGGTTTGAACTTTCTCTTCCCACGATGGGGACGAGATGCCGCAGGCCATTTCCCGAAGGCGGCTGATTTCCTCAATGTTGGAGTTGATGCGCTGGTCGAGGCGGTAAGCTTGACTGAGATATTCCTTTGCGGTCATGCGGCATACACCTCCTCGTTCATTCTCTGAATCAGTACCTCGCCGTTCAGATCGGTCAGCACCTCAAACCAACCGGAGCGGAAGAAGTGCTCACAGTCCTGCTTGATGTATCGTGCTTCCTTGTCATGCGGGAACTTTTTCAGACGGCGCAGCGCTTTGGTGTAATCCTTTGCTGCCTGTACGATGATAGCGTTTGCAAGCCTTGTATAACAGTTTTCCATTCGTTTATCCCTCCAAGTTGGCCTTGACCGCATCGATGAGTGCGGTCTGGGTCTTTTCTTTTTTACGGAGCGCAGTCATGATGCGCTCGTCGATGGTGTCTTTGGCAATAATGTGGTGAATGACCACGGTATCGGCGGTCTGTCCCTGTCGCCACAGTCGGGCGTTGGTCTGCTGATAGAGCTCCAGCGACCAGGTCAGCCCAAACCATACGAGAGTGGAGCCGCCTGCCTGCAGGTTCAGTCCATGACCGGCAGAAGCCGGATGGATGAGTGCCACGGGCAGCTCACCGCTGTTCCATCTGCGGATGCTGTCGGAATCGTCCAGCAGACTGAACGGGATGTGTCGTTTGTGGAGCCGCTCGGAGATGCGCTCCAGGTCGTGCTTGAACCAGTACGCCACAAGGACGGGTTTCCCATTTGCGGCTTCGATGAGATCCTCCAGCATATCCAGCTTGCGGTCGTGTATCTGAAACACACGCTTGTCCTCTCCGTAGACTGCTCCGTTTGCCATCTGGGAGAGCTTATTCGCAAGTGCTGCGGCGTTCCCGGCATCGATTTCTTCGCCTTTCAGCGAGATAACCAGGTCTTGTTTCATGGCATCGTATGCTTTGCGCTCTGTTTCGGATAGCGTCACAATGGCGTCATTATGAACGCACTCCGGCATATCCAAATGGTCGACGGCTTTCATGGAGATGGTGATGTCGGAGATGGCATCGTAGATCTGTTCCTCCGCACCGGGCAGCGGCTTGTAGCTGAACACCACCTGTCCGTTGCGCTTGTCCGGGCGGAAGAAGGTGTTGCGGTAATGGGTGATGAACCGACCGAGCCGCTTGCCCATATCGAGGATGCGAAACTCCGCCCACAGATCCATAAGACCGTTGCTGCTTGGCGTGCCGGTCAGGCCCACGATGCGCTTGATGCCGGGACGGACTTTCAGAAGAGTTCTGAACCGCTTTGCCTGATAGCTCTTGAAGGAGGACAGCTCATCAATGACCACCATGTCGTAGTCAAAGGGCAGACCACTTTCTTCTACCAGCCACTGGACATTCTCCCGGTTGATGATGTACACGCTGACCCGCTGCCGGAGTGCCGCCTTGCGCTCTGCTTCTGTACCGACAGCCACCGAGTAGGGCAGCCCATGCAGATGAGCCCACTTGTGGATTTCCGCAGGCCATGTATCTCTGGCGACACGCAGCGGAGCGATGACCAGCACCTTGCGAACCAGAAAACTGTCGAGGCAGAGGTCAAAAATGGCGGAAAGCGTGATGATGCTCTTACCAAGACCCATGTCGAGGAAAACAGCGGAGATTGGATGCTCCAGGATGAAGTTCGTGGCATACGCCTGGTAGTCATGCGCCTTGTATTTCACTGAGTATCCCTCCAATCTGTTCGGGGCTATCGATGCAGTACACCGAAAAGCCGAGTGCTTCCAACTGCTTTTTTCGCCTGGCTTGCAGAGGGCGGAGCGTTTTGCCCGATGCTTTCAACTCAATGAAGGCGATTCTGCCGCCGGGGAGGAGAACCAGACGGTCCGGTACTCCATCAAGGCCGGGGCTTGTAAACTTCGGTGCAAGACCGCCTTTTGTGCGTACAGCCTGCACCAGCTTTGCTTCTATCGTTTTCTCACGCATAATGACCTCCTGTGTTCTCAAAACTCGAAAAGTCCTTTACGTGCGCAAATGCGGGTATTGCGTGCTTGTTGCTCTTTATTCCTTCTTCTTTCGATATATAAGAAAGGTTAGGAACACAGGAACAAGACCGCCTGTTTTCTTTGGTACTTATGGGGCCGCCGCCGTTCCCATGGGGTGTTCCCATAAATGTGCCGAGCGGATATGCTTCTCCCCGGAACCTGTTCCGAAGGATGTCGGGTACAGTCATTTTCATTAGGAACACTCCTTGGGAACAAAGACATACTGCGGACCGTAAAGCGGGATACGCACCTTGCTGTCCAGCCGCTTCCAGCCAAGACGGGCAAGGATGGCGGTCAGCTCGTTGCTGTCCGTTCTGCGGATATTGGCACGTTCCTTGCCGAAGCACTCGCACCAGATCTCCATGTTGGACACCTGGGTGCGCTTGACCGTACCATGCTTTTGGGTATCGCCGAAGTCGCTGCCTGTGAGGAAGTTGCGGCGCTCGAAGATGTCCATGCCGTCCCAATCCTCCGGGAGCAGCGTGTCGAGATACAGCCGGACAAGCCCTTCACGCTCGTCGGACTCCATCGCCTCCCGCTGTTCAGCCTTGGACAGTGCTTCCAACTCGGCACTCAGATAGAGCTTCTCGCCCTGCTTCACATACACCAGCGTTTCCGCCCAGATCTGGCAGATCAGCTCCGGGGTCAGATCCCAGGAGTGCTTGATGCCCGTACCAGGCGTCTTGACCGGCCAGAAGCGGCGGTTTCCGGTGGTGTCCCGCAGATAGCCGGACTCGGCGTTGGTGGTGCCGAAGAACACGCACTGGCGCAGATGCGGCGTCGCCCGTTTGCCGAATGCCGCACGGTAAATGTCGTTCTGACGGGAGAGGAAGGAACGCAGCGTTTCCACCTCGGCCTTCTTCAGACCTGCCAGTTCGCCGATCTCCAAGATCCAGTACCCCTGCAATTTCTCTGCTGCGGTCTTATCCTTGGTGTCGCCCAGGTTCAGACTGTCCGAAAACCACTCTCCGGCCAGCTTGGCGATAAGGGTGCTTTTACCGACACCCTGGGGACCGTTCAGCACCAGCATGGAGTCAAATTTGCAGCCGGGATACAGCACACGCTTGATGGCGGCGCAGAGCGTTTTCCGGGTTACGGCACGGACATATTCGTTGTCGTCAGCACCGAGGTAGTCGATGAGCAGCGTGTCCACACGGGGAACCTTGTCCCACTCCGGCAGATTTTCAATGAACTCCCGAATGGGATGGTAGGAGCGGTCGTCCGTGACCTTCACCACGGCAATGTCATAGTTTCGAGCGGAGAAGGTGCCGTAGTGGGAATCCACATAGCTGATAAGCTGGGCATCATCCGCATCCCGCCAGAATTTCGAGGGGTGCCGCCAAGGCACATCGCCCTTGATCTCCATGCCGTCCAGAAGCTGATTGAACACCAGCGGTTTCAGAAGCGGGTCGTTCATGAGGATCACGGTGAGGTTCTGCAGCGTGTTTTTCACCTTGCCGGCCTTGTCCAGCTCCAAGGCTTTCTGCCAGTCCTCGTCGGAGAACTCCTCGTTTGCCTGGTCTTTGCGCTCCTCGGCAAAGACCGCTTTGACTTTCTCGTCCTTGAGGGCAAAATCCGACATGGCCTGGAAGGATGGTAGCTTGCTGGGTGCAGTATCTGGGGCACACTTATCGTCCAGGTCACGGAAGCGGTGCAGGCGCACCAGGTCAAAAGCGTTCAGCAGCCGACCGCAGACCGGGTCGGTGGCATGGTGGCTGTATGCGAATTTGCCATCGTAGACAATGACACCGGCAGACGAATCGGCGGGGATATAGTCGTAACGACCGTTCATCGCAGACGGCGCATACACTTCCGAGAGAAAGGCATCGATGGCTTCCTCCACGGTATAGGCACGGCAGAAAGCACCCACCACACCCGGCTTTGTCAGCGGGTCGGCTTGCTGGGCAATGCTGTGCTGCACCACCTCGGACTGGCGGCTGGAAACCGGCCAGGTGGAGGCGTCGTGCCAATCATCGTAGTGGGAAAGGTACTCATCCGGGTCAAGCTCTGCGCCGTCCTGCACCTTGTAGAAAAACTCGCCGTTGGCGGAGGTGGAAGGCCAGTACATGAGCCGGGATGCCTCGTAAGTGGTATCGTCAAATAGGTCGATACCGATCTCCTTTGCCACCATGCGGGCGACTGCCGGATATTCCTCCTCACTGATTTCCCGCTTTAGCGGAATGAGCAGACGAAGGCGAGGATGCTCCGGTGTGTGTTTATGGGTGGAATAGACGCAGCACTTGAAGTCGTGGAACAGCGTAATTTCATCCCAGATGTCCGGAGTGCCGTAGTCCATATCCAAGGTAAGCAGAGAGCGGCACAGCACCATGCCGTTTTTGCGGCGACCTTCCCGGAGATGCCCTCCGACGAAGCCGCCCACATCCTTGATGCCGTCCTGCTGACCCTTTTTCAGCTTGCGGTATTCTTCAACCGTTTCCGTGGTGCGGATGGTGCTGCCGCAGCGGGCACAGAGATCCGCCCAGGAGATGTCCTGGTTCTTCCACTTTTTATCCATGCGGCTGTTGCCGACTGCGATCTTCATCTGCGTACCTCCTCACAGTTTTCGGTAAAGTAACGGATAAGCTGACCTTTTCGTTTTGCTTTCTCGATCTCGATGCTCATGCCGCTGGTGATTTTCTCTCCGAACACCCACAGCTCGGCGCATTTGGAGAGTAGGACGATGTCCATGAACAGTGCCAAGTCACGCTCCCTGCGGCTGGCATCGTTCATGAACTGCGTAAAATAGATGTGCGGCGCAATGGGGATGCATCCGCTATCCACGGCGAAGCGGCAGTAAGTACGGGCGTTCTCCTGGTTCTTCAACATATCCCCGGCCAGCGGAGAGCAGATATACACCACAGGACGGAAGGCTCGAAGTGCCTTGGCTTCCTGCTCGATCTTCGTCAGTGCCTCGTAGGCAGTGGGGTCGTAATACCCCTCGCAATTAAATTTATTGACTCCCATTTGGGTCACCTCAGTCTTTCTTATAAAAATCGCAGACATAGCCGTCTGCCCGGAGCAGAAGCCCCGATGCCCAAGTGGGCGTTTGCCCCATGACGGAGCAGATATTCTCCAAAGAAGTATCCGGCGGCGCTTCGATGACCGCTTCATCGTGGACGTGCATGACGATGCGGTACCCGGCAGCATTCAGCCGGAGCATAGCTTCCGCAAGAATGTCCCTTGCTGTTGCCTGGACGATGTTCTCCACGAACTTGGGTCCGTAGCTTTCCAGCCGCAGCCACTTTTTCTGTTCGCCGACACCTTCATAGGTCACGGACTCATTGCCGAAGCGGTTCAGACCCATTTTCGGCTTCACATACACGAGCCGTCTGCCGGAAGGCAGCACCACGAACATCATGCCGCTCTGATAATAGAAGCGAATGCCGTGTGTTTCTGTGGCAGTTCGCTCTCGGACGCAGGTGGAAGCTGCTTTGTCCACATCCCACCAGAACTTTGTAATATGGGGGTTGGACAGACGCCAGGCATCCACCAGCGGTTTCAGTTCTTCTTCCTGCAAACCGTAGTTCAGTGCGCCCATTGCTTTCAGCGCACCCACGGAGCCACCGTAGCCAAGAGCCAGCTCGGCAATTTTGCCTTTCTGCCGCAGATGCCCGTTCACGCCGTGCTTTTCTACGGGGACATGGAACATCTGCGAAGCGGAAGCGCAGTAAATGTCGCCGCCCTTTGCAAAAACCTCCTGCCGCCAATGTTCCCCAGCGATCCATGCGATGACCCTCGCCTCGATGGCGGAGAAGTCTGCCACATAAAAACGGCAGCCGGGTTTCGGCACAAAGGCGGTGCGGATAAGCTCGGACAGTACCAGCGGTACGGAATCATAGAGCATTTCCACGGCGTCCGTATTGCCGCTGCGGACCAGTGCCCGTGCGGTGTCCAGATCCGGCAGATGGTTCTGCGGTAGGTTCTGCACCTGGATGAGCCGACCGGCATAGCGGCCGGTGCGGTTGGCCCCGTAAAACTGGATAAGCCCTCTGGCACGGTCATCCGAGCCGACTACCGTCTGCATGGCGGTGTATTTCTTGACGCTGCTCTTGGCAAGCTCCTGCCGCAGGGAGAGCGCCAGCTCCACTTCACCGTCCGCTTTTTCGAGCATATCCGCCACGGCGGCTTTGGAGAGTGAATCTGCCTCCACGCCTTTTTCGGCAAGCCACGCCTTGAGCTGCACCGGACTGTTGGGGTTATCCAAGCCGGTCACCGAGCGGGCCTGCTCCATGTGCGTCCGCTTGAAGCGTTCATCGCAGCGAATCGCCTGGGTGACGAGGGTGCGGTCGAGCATGATGCCCCGGTCGTTGATCTGCTGATCGAGGGTGTAGTTGCGCCACTCGGATTCCGTGACCGAGAACTTGGAGAGCTTCTGCTGAATGGACATTTCCGTTTCCACATCTCGAAGGTTGTAGGCTTTGAACAGCGACCATTTCTCCGGCGCATCTGTCGGATAATGTCGAATGGGCGAACCGTCTCTTGCTTTTGCCGGAGTGCAGAAATACCGGATGAGGTCTTTGCCTTCTTTGAGCTTCTGCTTTTCCAGACCCAGCACGGCACCGACGCCTTCCAGCGAAAGCGGCAGTCCAAGTGTCGCCGCCCAGACCATCGTGCAGTGCCAGGAGGACGGGTCGAGATATTGTCCGGTTGGGTATCCAAGATAGCGGGACAGACACACGCGCTCGAATTGTGCGTTGAACGCCCATTTGGTCACGGCAGGGTCGGTCAGCGCAGAGCGGACATCGGCAGGAAGCGTTTCTCCGGCAGTCAGATCTACGACCTGCACCGGTGCGCTGTCCGCCGAATAGCCGAAAAGCAGTACCTCGAAATCCGGGGCTTCGGCATAGCGGTACACGCCGCATTTGGTGAGGTTCTCGGAGGAGAAGGTCTCAATATCGATGCTAAGTGTTTTCATACGCATTCCTTCCTACGGAATATGGGTGGCAGAGGTCAATCCCTGCCACCCACAGAGCCGTCTGGGGTTACTTCAATTCCTTCATGCGCTTCTCGTGGTATTCCAGGTCACGGGAAGCCTGTTCCTTCTCACGCTTTTCGCGCTTGTGGTCATTGCTGATGCTCTGCATCAACCAAATGAAGAAGCCGATGCTGAGGCAGGCCCAGATGCCAAGGAGGGCGGTTACCAGGATGTTCTGAATCAGTTCCATTGTGTTGCACTCCTTTCTCAGGACAGGAAGTCGTCGTCCAGGTCGGTGGCGAAATCGTCAGCCGCAGAGGACTTGCCGCCGAGAGGCTCACCGTCACGAACCTTCTGGATGTTGCCAAGACCACAGGCGATGCCGCGGTTGCCGTTGGAGTTGAAGGCGTAGAAGTTGACGGACACTCTGGCATAGCAGCCAGAATACACCTCGGAGCGATCGAGGATCGGCTGAACGCTGCGGTCCACGATCTGAGGAGCGGTGGTGCTGTTGGCGTTTACGAAGAAGCTGTTTTTGTATGCTTCGTCATCACGCTCGGTATCGCCGTCACGGAGCGGGAGCTTCAGAGCCGCCTTGTTGGGGATCTTCCCGCCGAACTTGGCGACGCCTTCCTTGATGGCAGCGTCCACGGCGGCGTTGATGGCATCGAGGGTCTGCTTATCGGATTTCGGAATAATGAGGGACACGGAATACTTGGGGTTGCTGCCGTTAATAGAGGCAGGCTCCCACACGTTTGCGTAGGACAGGCGGACAACGCCGGTCACAACTTTGGTCGAATTCATCTTGTTAGCCATAATTACAGTTCTCCTTTATAGTCGGTAAAGTCTTGTTTTGCACCCGTGGTCGTAATAGCCGGACGCCGGTCGGATGCGGGAACGAGCGTCGGCTTTCCTTTGGGCTTGACGACCAGACCGCCGAGCACCTCGGCAAAGGTCTTTTTGCCCATGAGCTTCTCCATCTCGGTGATGGGAATGAGGGACTTCTTGAAGATGTCGGTATACCCGGCCGCACGGGCAGCAGCGACAACGGCATCCTCGTCGGTGTACTTGCGATTGGTGCGGCTCTCCACCAGTTTGTAGCCGGGCCACTGTTTTCCGTGGTTGACCGCTGCTTCCTGGGCGTAGGCCATAAGCTCATTTGCCCATTTGGTGAGGTCCTCCAGCTTGCCGAGAATGTCGCCGATCTCCGCATCGGAAAGCAGAGGCGGCTGGGCAAACTCGTATTTGGCAAGTTGGAGCTTGGCATCGGCTCTGGCTCGGCACTTGACCGCCGCCTTGCAGAATTGGCACCAGCTTCCGGGGCAGTATTTACCTTCGCCTTTGAAGGCAAGCTCGGCCTTGGGCTTCAGTGTCTTTTCCGCCCAATCCCGAAGCTCGGCAACGGAAATGACCCAGGTGCTGACATTCTCCCGGCGGGGCTGGTAGATGGTCATGGAAACCGTCTCGATGTCGTAGAGACAATCGAAGATACGGAGTGCGCCGAGCGCATACAGCATCATCTGCGGATTTTCCTCGGCATTCACCAACACGCCCTGGCCGTACTTCAGATCGATAATGTGGAGGAGCTTGTCTGCCACGATGAGGCAGTCGCCGGTGCCGAAGCCGTCCGGCACATAGCAGGAGAAGTCCAGCCGCTGTTCAATGAGCACCTTTGGGTCCGGGCAATCCTGCCGGGCTTCCTCGATGGCTTCCAGAACGAATTCCAGGTAGCCGTCCGTGTACATCTCCATTTCATCGGAATCGTACTTGCTGACAGGGCGGGTGGAGCGCATCTTCAGTGCCTTACGGAGCTTGTGTTCTGCCAGCGCATGAGCGGCTGTGCCTTCGGCTGCGGCTTCCGTTTCTCTGTCCTCAAACTCCAATTCCAATCGAGCGGAGGGATTGCAGTGAAGCCAGCGGTGGGAGGAAGAGGCCGAGAGGACTGCGTGACGATTAGGGGGCATCCTTCAGCACCTCCACATCTTTGAGCAGCGCCTCATAGTGCTTGGGGTCGATGCCGGAGAGCTTCGGAGCACCGTACTTTTTAAGGAGCGCCTGGATCTCGGTCGTGAATCCGGCTCGGCTCTTTTCACCGAGGACTGCTCGGACTTCCTCCAGCGTCAGTTCCTTTTTGGGAGCAGGTGCAGGTGTCTTCGGCTCTGCATCAACAGTCGGCTCATTCTGCAGCATGGCATCTGCCACAGCCTGAACGCTGTCCGCCAGGGAGCGAAGATCCTCGACCACATCGAGCAGGAGCTTGACCTTACTCATGTACACCACCTCCCATCGGAACTTCGGTGATGGCAATGGACTCGACCGAGTTGCCGGGAACCACGACCATGACCTTCTGCTTGGGACCCAGAAGCAAGGTGAAGAGTTTCTCGCGGATGCTGACCGTTCTGCAAGCAACTACGCCGCCGTTTCTGGGCTTGTCTGAAACACGGATATTCAAGTTGTGTCTCATACGGGGTTACCGTCCTTTCCGGAGGGCTTGTATTTTGTTGCCTTCCGGTGTACCCAGAAAAATCGCGGATTTGTCAGGGTGTCTGGCGGAAAATTTTCAAAAACTTTTTTCTGCCTGCCTCGATGGACTCGGAAACAGACTGAAAGCTGGCCTCTTCGATGGCAGCGATTTCCCGCAGGGTCTTGCCGTGTGCGTACAGTCGAAGCCGGCGCTGCTGGGTGGCAGTCAAATGCGAGAAG